AAAGAATAAAAGTGTCTTTTGAAATGCTCATTTGAATAGCCTTTTAATTTGTTTAATCAGCTTCTCATAGCCAGTCATTGGCACAAGCTCATCATTATCATCATAATAAAGCACCTTCTCCTTATAGGCCTTGTGAATGTCAATCAGCATCCGATAAATGCGATATAGCAGAATGAGTGACCATCCATGATGGTAGAGCCATTCTTCTCCTCCATTGTAAAATTGTGGGTCTGGGTTAGCCATTTTGGTCAGAAGGATAGCTCCATAGGCAGGAGTATCATAAACAAACTTTACCAGCTCCTCCCTTAATTCTTGTGTCATTTTAGTATGTCCAGATGACCTGGGCAGGCTTTGTTGGGTCGCAATCGCAATGAATGTAAGTGCTTGCAACTCCTATTCGTTGAATACCGGATTTCAACAGGCTGTCAATTATCTTGAACCTCAGATTGCCATCTGAACAAGCTATATCAGCTGCCCATCCACCACAGTGTGAACTGTCTGCAACACCTCCAACCTTGGCATTATGAGCAGGAGTGCGATAGCCTGAGTTAATTCTGAAGGCTACTCCTGCCAATGTTCTGGCATTGTCGAGCTTTTGCAGGAACTCAGGCTTCATCTTAGCACCTGAACCAACCTGATCAGGGCTATCAAACTCACTCAGCTTAAAATGGCGCAGTGGCTGTTGCATGATGTAAAATTACTTAATGCGAGTGAATTTTTTAGCTGCACTTTTTACGCTCTTTTTACCCACACATCCCCATGCTTTTCTGCTTAAATCATTGGCGCAAGGAGGATTCTTGCACTTCTTAATGCCAGATGAACGAGCGCAGTAGTTATCACCCTTGGCTGTGCCAGGCGCAATGGAGTAACCCTTTGCCCCAAACTTTACAGTCTTGCCATTGACCTTGGTCTTAAACTTCTTGTCAGCCATTTTACACTTAATTAGGTAATCACTTTACACTATCTGCCCTGCCCTCTGTACTTCTTCTGATTGCTTCCCTTTGGCTTTCTGCCCTTCCTATGCTGGCCTTCTCTGCGCTTGCCAAAGCTAATCTTAGCCACCGGAGTGCTGCCTGTCTTTGCCTTTTTCATGCTCAAATATCGGTTTTTATGACTTATTATTGTAACCCTTTATGAACCTTGAAGATAACATTTACCCCAAGAGAAATGGAGCTGCTCCGGGTGCTTGCCAATGGCAGGCACTTCCTAAAGGATCAGGCCAACCCTAACCGCTATAAGAAGCAATGGGGCAATGACCAGCAAACTGCTGACATGCTCGGTGTCATGGGTGAATATGCAGTTTCTAAGGCTCTTAAGATTCCAATGGATATGTCTTGCGGTCTGGAGGGTGATGGAGGTACAGACCTTATGATGGGTGATTACAACATTGATGTCAAGACCACTAAGTACAAGACAGGCAGGCTTGTATTCAATCTAAATGATGAGCTGAAGGCTGATGTGTATATTCTTTGCTGGGCAATGGAGGAGGCAGCAGAGGTCATTCTACAAGGCTACATCAGAAGGCAAAGCATTGATACGGTCATGGTTCAGCAGAACCTTGGGTATGGCATGCGGAAGGTAATTGAGCAGAAACACTTAAAGCCTATCTCCCTACTTTTAGCATATAGGGAGATAAAGTAGGGTGATAAAGTAGGGTGAAAACAAGTCGGGCCTAAGTCGGTACTAAGTCGGCATCAAGTTGTAGTCAACTCTACACTCTACACCTTACTCTACACTATCTCAGGCCTGCTCTGCCCTTCTCTTTAGCAGCCTCATACTGCTCTTGGCTTACAGGCCAAAGCTGATGCCGGCAATTGTATCCTCCACGATAGATGAAGATTGTACTGCTGTTAGTTCCTTTCATCCTGCCATCCCAGCCTTTTAGATTGGCCCATGCCTTAACTTCATCAGTTGTGAAGTATCTGCCTGCCCTTGCTACGCAGAATGACCTTGAGTCAGTTATTACTGTGCCTTGATAATAATAATGGTCAACATCCAAGTCAGCAGCAATAGTCTGAATGTACTCTGAATTGAATGTCATCACAGCATCGTTAGTAGTCTGCTTGATGTATCGGTTTAGAAATGCCGACTCCTCTGGAGTGCCTTCAATAAACTTTCTGAGTGTCTTATTAAGCTCAGACCTTGTGCCTATGCCTGCTATGTTGTCCTTCAGGACTTCCTGAATGGCTGTGCCAAAGTTATCCCGAATGCCAGCACCAAGTAAAGCATCCTTAGTAGTGGCAATGTTGCTCTCAAGGATTGCCTTGTAAAGTTCCTTCTTAGGCTTAAAATCACCTATTGCCAGTGTGATGTACTCATTGCTAAGTTCAGCCAGCATCTCAAAGCCTGAGATAACCTCTGCCACTTGCAATTGATAGGGAGCATTCTGGATGATGGTGTCAGCAATGTCTTTCTTGAGTTTTATCAGCTCCTTAAGTGTCTTGGCCCTGTCCTTTGGGTCAAGTGATAACTCAGATGCCAAGTCAATGACCTGGTCAGATAGCTTGCTGAACACTCTCGGCAATGACTCATCCATCCGGCTTTCAATTGCCAGCTGAAGTTCCTGAATCTTCTTGATTAACTGCTCAGGAGTTTTTGCCATATCATAAGCCTTCAGGCATTAATGGCACAAGAGATTGCCTAATCTGTGCCTGCTTTTCTGCTGCCATAGCATAAACCTCTGCCCTCTGGATATTGAATGGCTTATCATACCATGTCGCATCTTCCTCCACTTTTTGCATGACAAATGCTGCAAGATTAGCACTAAGGATATAGTCAAGCTGAGAGCATCCATTGCTGGAAAGCAGTATTGTCTTCTCATCTGTTGTCTTAAATGGCAACGGATCAAGGCTACTCAGTAGCTTCAGGTAGGTCTTCTGAATGCTGTTCTCCCCATATAGCTTCTCCACATAGTCCATCTCAATACCTGATGTAATCAATGGATTGAATTTGCTTTCGACTGCCTTCTTGAGCTGCTCAGCTACCATGTCGGCAGTCATCACATCATAGTCAGTAGGTACAGTGATTTGCGGAAGTGCAGCCTGTATCTTGTCTGAATCCATCAAGGAAGATGCAAAAAGTGCATTATACCTCTGCAGCATGATGTAAAAGCAGACCTTCCTGTAAATCTGAGCCAGATGAACAGTAACCGAAAAGCAGAAGGTATTTAGCTCCTTGCGGTCATACTCTTTCGCAATGCCTGACTGAGCAGCAGGAATTTGACCAAGCAGCTCAAGACCTATTGCCTTGAATCCCTGAAACTCCTTCTGCATGATGTCCTCCTGGAACAACTTAACTGTCTCTGTTGGCCTCTCAATGTAGCCAGCCGGAGGCACTGGTGGAATCTGTGGAGTAGGATTGACAGCACTTACTCTGTCAATGTTAATTTCCATCAGGCCAAATGGTGAGCTTGATGCCCTACCAGATCCAGAGCAGTCATTGCAACTGACCTTTTCCTCCTTTCTGTTTGTCCTTATGCCTGTGCCATTGCAGGTCTTACATGGACTCATTTTTAATGCCCACTTCTGGGGCAGGGCATGCATTGCCCATAGTATGTTCAAGTCATCAGTCCTGAATAGCACCTCATTCCATGCTGGTAAGCATGGAGCAAGGACTGAGTCATAGACCAGCTTGCCATCCTCTTCCTCATAGATGATGTTGCCTACTTTACAGGCTGGCAGATAGCCAAACTCATAAGGCAGAATGAATACCTGAAATGGCTGGTCATAGGTGTACTGATTAATCTGCCTGAATAGCATCAGGCCTTGAGTGGTGATGCACAGGAATTGATCCCACTTCTTGCGATTGATGTCAACATAGTCATCAACCTTAGTGATCACAAAGTCTTCTTCCTCCCAGATGAGGTCTTCTGATTCAATTATCTGAGGGTAAGGTCTTGCCCAATCAAGTGTAGTAGTTCCTGATGGGTCTTCAATGAAGTCTTCATAGTCTGGAAGTGTTACCACTACCGCATTGGCATCCATTAAGTAGGTCTTCAGAAAGACATTAAAAAGCCATTTCTCAAGGCTTGCTGTCTTTGGCAATTCTTCCTCCACATAATGCTCAAGAGTGTTATTCATGAGGCCTATGCGCTCAGCAATGCCTGTCTTTTGGAAGTCAGACTCAAAGGTTATCTTGAAGTCATCAGCCTGCTGAATCTTTTGCAGGAAAGTGTAAACTCTTCCTGTGGCAGTGGTGGTAGGTGCTTGCCATCTGCGCCTTCTGTACTCCTTCATCCAAGGTTCTTCACTCGGATGCTGAGTGTGCAAGAGTTTTTCGGGATACTCGTTCTCGAAGTGGTACTCCAACTCTTCGGCTTTCTCACGAGCTTCTTCAATGTAGTCGTGCCTGCCTTCCCGGATTTTCCGGTCGAGCAACTTAGATAGGAGTACCCCGATTAACTCTTCCATGTTTACTTAATTAGTCGCAACTGACATTCAAAGTAATTGTCTGCTGACCGAATACACAACCATATTCATTGGTAACGGTAACAATGAAAATGTAAGTGCCAATGTAGCCATTAGGATTCCACTGGAGATCATTGTCAACAAAGGCAAGGCCAATTTCAGAAATAGGGTCACTGCCTTCGGCTTGCTCAACTGACCAGACAAGTGCAGGCGCACCTGATACAGCACCTATATTAAGGACAGCATCAAATGTTGCCTCTTGAGGGTCAGAGCAACTACTTGTCCAAGAATCACCAGTATAACCTGTTGAGCTGATTATATAGTACAGACCTTCAAGGAAAGTGTCAGTATCAAACTCATAAGGCAGAGGATTGACCTTGCTCACCCAGTTTACTGATACTTCAGCCATCTGGTAGGTGTTCAGGTCGGCAGTGATGATAGGATCACCGATAACTGTCACATAATAGCCAGAGGCATCCCAGATGCGACCAGGAGTGAAGTAATAGAAGTCGAAGTTCTGAGCAGTGGCAAGGATGTCATTGTAGAACTGAACATTGTTCTGAACTACACCTTGCATGTCCTGATAGGTCAAGGTATGAGTCTTAGCAAGAGCCTTAGTGTTCTGCATGCCTCTGCCAGCAGTGGTTGCAGTCTCAGGCCTTGGCTTTTCACCGGAAGTGTTAAACACAAGATAAGCCTCTCCATTCAGATAGCGGTCATAAAGAGCAGCTATCCAATTGTCAGCAGTTGACTTCTCTTGAGCAGTGAGGGCAGCAGACTTACGCACATAAGCCACCGCCACGATCTTATTCTGAAACTCTGGGTCACAGAGAAAGTTCTGATAGCACCCGACATCGGGGCATGTTAATGAGAAAATTGACATTGTTTTTTAGCAAGTTAAGCAACTTGAGTTCCTGGGCTGGAAGCCCTGAATGAGTGCCTGAAACTTCATTTGTGATAAAGTTTCAAAAGAGCTTTGTGTGGTAAAGTCTTGAGTGGTGGCAACCTCAATATCTCCCTTCACAAAGATTGGCTTTCCTGACCAGACTAAGTAAGGATGCCGGGTGGCATCGGTCATCGCAAGCTGTGTGTCTAAGTCAAAGAAATCCGTATGCAAATCTAATGATAAATCCTGCTTATTCTGAGGCCTCTTATGAACCCCATTGCTTTGCCTGTATAGGTTCTCCTCAATGACCGGCTTTTCGCCACCACCATTTAGGCCAACTCTAATCCTCTGCTTCCAGCCATCGTAGTACTCAAAGCCTTCGGCAATGGTGTCATCATCTGACCAGAATTCAAGAATGGTAGAAAAGCAATCTGCCCGGTTAATGTTGATGTTATTGCTGAGTGAATAGAGGTATAATTGCTCCTCAACATCATTGTATAATCCTAACCGATAGCAACCATCGGCAACTGCCGGAATGGTGCAGGAGCAGAATAACTGAGTGAACTTATTGATTGGGCAGATACATTCGTAGGTATCCAATTGAAAAAAGTAAGCCTCTTTCAACTGATCCTGAACAGTATATTCATATCCACAAGTGATGGAAGTAGTATAGGCAAAGGTGT